TGCCAAATTTAATGATGATAAACAACAAATAAATGAATGTAACTCATCTGTATAGAGTGTGATTTCAGTACAGATATTTGTCATAGATACATCAAGATTTCTTTTCTTATATGCTTCAGGTGATTGATTATTAACATTATCTTCAAACATTAAATAAGGTTCCCCTGTTTCTAATCGTGTTTTTAAAATTTCACCCCATAGTTTAATAGCTTTTGGATCTTTATCTTCAACCCTTTGCATAAAGCTATCTGAAATGGTAACACATTGGTGAAGGTTTAAACATTGTCTATTGACATCACCCTTTGGTCTACGAATCATTAAAAATTCTTCAATGTCTGGGTGGTCAATGCTTAAGTTTACAGATGCTGCTCCTCTTCTTACAGATCCTTGATTTGTTGCCAGGATAGTTGAGTCATATATTTTACACCAAGGTACTACCCCTTCACTTGTTCCATTATCCTTAATAGCAGCTCCTCTTTCTCTAATTCTAGTAACTCCTATTCCTACCCCTCCACCTTGGGAAGATAATCTCATTAATTCAGAATTTGCACCAGCAATACCTTCAATAGAATCATCAACATCAATGCCAAAACAAGAAATAGGCATTCCTCTTTCAGTACCCATATTTGAAAGAACAGGTGAAGCTAAGCAAAGCCAATTTTTTTCTATTGCTTCATAAAAATAATCTTTGATTTTTCTTTTTCTAAGTCTCCGAGCAGCAGCTTTACTTACTCTTTTATATGCATCAAAAACATTTTCATAAGGTAATAAATAACCCCTTGAAATCATACTTAATGCAATTTCATCCATCCATTCAGGGTAGTCTTCACCCTTAACCCATTTTCCTGTATCTATCTGTATGTTCATTTTTTAATTAATTTTATAAATCTGTCCAATCTGCTGTTGACTTAGAATAATCTGTTACTCTCCCTGCGAAGAAATCTTGATGAGTTTTACCACTTGTTAAATGACCAAACCAATCCATTTGTTTTAATAAAGCAGGGTCAATGTCATTGTAGATGGGTTTATACCCTAATTCTTCCATTTTTTCATTTGCCCTAGCTTTAATAAAGGCTTTTAACTGTTCTTTAGTTAAACCTTCAATATCTCCCATTTCAAATGCTTTATCAATAAAATCATATTCTAACTGAACTGATAATTCACAAGCTTCAATAACTTTATCTCTCAGGTTATTAGTATTTAGTGAAGGTTGTTCTTCAAGTAAAGTTTTGAATAACCAACAACCTGCTTTAGAATGTAATGATTCATCTCTAACACTCCATTCTACAATTTGACCTGTACCTTTCATTAAATTTCTTAATTGAAAAGACATTAAGACTGCAAAAGAGGAAAACAAATTTACACCTTCTGTAAATGCTGAGAATATGGCTAAGGATAAAGCTTGTTCTTCTAATGTTTCACCCGGAACCTCAACTAATCTTTCAATCTTACTTGCAGAGGCTTCATCTTCAAGAAATGCTTTAAAATCATCTAAACCTAATTCTTCATTTAATCTCGCGTATGCTTCAGCATGTATTGATTCAAAATCAGCAAAGGCCCTACACATTGCTTGTATTTCAGGTTTTGGAAACCAAATTGATGCTTTAGTAGACCAATAATCGTTTACATGAACTTCAGTTTGGGCAAAACTTTTAAGAATATTACCTATAAGATTTTTTTCGGGTTCTGTGAGATTTAACTTCCAATCATTTAAATCAGATGCTAAAGGTACTTCATCTGCAAGCCAATGGGCTCTATGTTGATCTTTATAATATTCAAATGCCTGTTGATATTCAAAAGGCTTATAAAAGTTTCTTGATTCTGTAATCATTTGTTTTCTACATATTTAATTCAAAGAAAGCACTCTTTAATTTTTCTTTATCCAAGCTATCAAAATCTTGGTTAGGAGATAAAGGTTTCATTGACATTTCTCCATCATCTTCATATTCTCCACCAATGTCAATATGACCATTTGATGTATTTACAAGTGCTTCAAATGTAAATCCATCTCCTCCATATCTATTTTTCATAATGTGAACTCGACCTGTTCCATTTATTTTATCTTCTTTCTTTCTTGAAAGAGACATTGCAAAGTCAGAAATCATCATTTTATCATAACTTCCAGCGGCTTTGTCACCTTCAATAACGTTATCTTTAGCACCTGCTCTATTAACTTGAGAGGGAGACCATATAGGAATATTCTTTTCTCTAGCTAATCCTTTAGCGCTGGTATAAATATCATCTACTTGATGTTTAGGGTCTTCTCTTCTACGTTTTGTGGTTAAAAGATCTAAATAATCTATGATTATTAAATCAGGTGTGAAATCTTGGGATGAGCATTTTTCCATGTGTGATTCTATAGAACTTATTGTGGTTTTACCCATTGGGAATTCTTTAACTATAAGTTTACCCTTTAATTTACCTATGATTTCTTCAACTTGATCTCTACTATCCTTTAATTTATCTACAGAAATGCCCGTAAAATATGCATCAAATCTTTTACCTACATAATCTTCACCTAATTCTAATGTATAATAAATAACATTAAATCCCATTTTTACTGCATGACCTGCTAATGCAATCATTAACCAAGATTTTCCACCTCCGGGACTTCCAAATACTAATCCTAAATCTCCATTACCTAAACCTTTTTGAACTAAATCATTAATATTATCCCAAGGTGTTGGAACTGTTTTTCTATAATCTTCTCTATATCTGGATTCTATATCTTTGGTGTATTCATGGCCTATGTTTCTGTCTTGACCTGTTTTTAGTGCAGATGTTACTAGAGTTCTAATAGAATCATAATCCCCAGATTTAATTAGGTCGGGACATTGGAGTAATACTTTCTTTAATTGTTGATTTTTACAGAATTCAGAGAATTCTTCTTGAACATATTTTGTATCTTCATCACTTAATCTATAAGCTTCTCTTAATTGTTCTTTAATGGATAATTGAAGTACTTCATTATCCAATTTTTTCATTTCTGTTTTAATAACTTCCATACTAGGATTAGTATGGTATTTTTGATAATATTTGATTATTTCTTTAATAATCCATTTATGAGCTTGATTACTAAAACTTCCTTCATCTAAAACATCATAAATATTAATTAGGAATTTTTTATCTGTTAAAAGTGATGCTATAACCTTTAATTGAAACTCTTTACCGTATTCGTCAAAACTTTTTAATGTCATATATTTTATTTTACAAATCGTTCAAAAACATCTTTTATCCAAAAATCAACATTTCTTATTATTCCCCCAAGTTGATCTTGATTATATAATTGAAGAAATTCTTTAGAATGTAAAGGAGGTAATTCTTCTTTTATAAATGAATCGATAAATTTTTTATCATTATCATCTATCATAGGTAGGCTTAAATCCATTAATTTATAACTTTTTCTTAACCTATCTTCTTCTTGAAGTATTCTTGCATATATAACATGCTCTTTTAATCTATCCTCACAATAATTTAAGGTTTCCTCAAATGTAGTTTTTTCTGTGGATAAGTGGGGGAATAATTTGAATAATTTTTTCTCACCTAATCCTTTAATACCCCTAATAGAATCAGAATTATCCCCCATTAAGGTTTTATATATAATAAAATTCTCAGATAAAATATTAAATTTACTTTTAACTTTATCAGGGGTGTAGTAGGCCTTTTCAATAGGTCTATAAACTATTATTTGTTGACTTACTAGTTGTAAATAATCTTTATCACTTGATACTATTATTGATTTATCCTTAGGGGTGTTTGGTAATTTTTGGGATAAATAAGCGATTATATCATCGGCCTCAACTTTATCAATGGAGATTATTTTAACAGGAAGACATTGTAAATATTGGATTATTCTAATTATTTGTTCTACTTTGGATTCATCCTCTTCCTCTAAATTATCAAATGCTTCCCAATTAGTTATTCTTGATAAGTTTCTATCTGATTTATATTCGGGAAGGATATTTTTTCTGTTGTTTGAGGAGCCCTGCCCATCAAAAACTACATACACTTTTGTAGGGTTAATTTCTCTGATTAATGCACCTAAGGATCTAAAAAATCCCCCTAACCCCCCAATATGAGCTCCATCAGGATTAACCATATTAAGTATTGAGAAGTTTCTAAAAAATAAATTTAAACCATCTATTAATAAAAATCTATCTCCTTCTACAGTCTGTTTTCCATCCTCCTTAACTTCATTAAGAAGGTTTAATAAGTCTTTTTTAGCCATATCTATTCAGGTTCTTGATCGAAGGTTACTCCTTCGGTAATGTCATCACTAATTGGTTCTTCTTCAACAAGTTTAAAATCCCCACCTCCCAGAATAATACTCCATTCTTTAGAATATTCTTTCTTGTAGTTATCTAAATCTTTAGGTTTATCTTCAATAAAACCATGGGGTGTCATAACTATTTTACCCCTAGATTGCATACCATTAATGTGGTTCTTGTCAATTTGAATATTGGTTCGTTTAGCGAATTCAACTTGCTTTCCATCTTTAACAGCTTTAATCTTAGAAGTACCAGCATTTGCTACATTACCAAATGAAACTACAAATGTAGCGTCAAACCACATTGCAAATCCCCCTTTATTCATCATTTTGGGCTGTCCCATTGGATTAGCAGGTTTAGCAGCCCATACTTTATTAACACAAACAAGTGTATTTGTATAAGGGGATGATTCTTTTCTTGATAAAGTAATACGTTGATTTACATTATTACCGAATTGAGTTGACATTGCACCCGCATTCCATTCATTATTATTTTTATTAGATTTAACTGACATTTCACAAGGTATTGAACCTATTGAGTCCCAGAAGAACATTAAATCATAAGGTAAATTACCTTTTTTCTGTTCATCTAATAAATCTAAAATAAATGCTGCTACATCTTCAATTGTATTTAAAGTTTCTCTATCTACATAAAGAAATTGACCTTCATAATTAATTTCACCTGTATTAGGATCTGCTGTTTCTAGGACTTCCAAGCCCATTTGTATAGCGTGTTCCCAATTCCATTTCATTTCAGTAATAATAAATACAGGTAATATCCCACGTTTTTGAGCAGATACAGCAGCTTCTAATAATGCTGTTGTTTTACCCGTATCGGAATGCCCCCTAAGTAATACTATATGACCTAGGGGGATTCCTGGGATTGAGAGTGTTTCTTGCCATGCATCTGACATTGGAATCCATTCTTGTTCTTTAAATCTAATGTTTTGATTTAATCCTTTTTTAGATTTAAAATCACCTAAATTGAAACCTTTTTTAACTTCTTTAGAGATTGCCTCCGATATTGATTTTCGTCTACCCATGTTTTAAATAATTAAAATGGTAAATCATCTTCATCTTCATCCTCAAACATATCCTCAAACTTTTCAACATTTGATTTTTTAGCTTCACCTTGAGTGGAAAGACTATAAGTAGATTTAGGATTTTTATCTTCTAAATTTGGTTCAGCATCTACAAAATCATCATCTTCTTCCTCATCTTCTTCAAACCAGTTTTGAAGAGCATCCTTGATAGTATCAAATGGTAAATTTGTATAAAAATCAAGTGGGTGAGGTTGTTCATCCAAAAGTCTTTCTACTAAATCAGAATCTTTAGAAAGTGGTGTTTGTTTCATACTAGGTGAGATAGTAGTCTTATTATAACTGGTTCCTGTAACATCAGGGCCTACTGTTGTGATTTTAATATCTCTACCTTCTAGGATATCAGTAAAATCACCTACTTCTTCATCAGCAGCTAAATTTAGAAAATCTTGATAAACTTGTTTACCAAATTCCCAATATTTAACTCCTTGCTCTTCTTCACCTCTAACTACTACAGGTAAGAAAATTCTAACTTTAAAATCTAATTTTTTAGCTAAAGCCCATTTATCGGAGTCATTGGTTTCTCTAAGCTTTTTAGCAAATTCAGCAATAGGATCTTTATCACCCCAATTAAGTGGAGAACAAATTAACTTAAATTTACCGATATTATAATACATTTTCATTTCGGTAAATGGGTAATCCTTATTATGTTTGAAAGGAACTACTCTAATTGTTTGTTTTCCTATAGTTGGTTTAAACTTAGGAATTTTGGGTCTATCTTCGTAAGATTGTTTAGTATCTTTTTTCTCGAAAGAAGACAACTTTTTCTTAATTGCATTGATGTTCATAATAACTAATTTTAATTTATAACCGTAAAAATAATAACCTTTTAATTAAATTCCAACTATAATTCAATTATCTTATAGATTTTTGTATTAAGTTGTTTAAAATCACCCTTTTGGGTTAGCAACACACTATTTCTATAATGTTGCCATTCAATTGGGAATCTTTTATCTACAATACCACTATTAAGTTTTTTAATTAATTCATTTAAAGCATTAATAGTGTAAAGTGTGTTTGTTTCTTTTTTTCTATGTACTAATATAGTATTATCTGGAATTATATTGACGTTTCCTTGGTCTACGTTGTAAGTTAAGGCAAATTCATCATTTGATTTAACATCTAAAATAAATATTTTGTTATATAGAATAG